CGCTGTATAGGGAGGCCACGTACTCAGGAAAGAAGCTGGTACCCGCATCTCGCTCGAGCATATGAATCTGGTCATCGCTCAACGGCCGGCTGCCGGCATTTTCGTAGACGTGGTTGTCGAATTTCTTTAGCTCGTAGCCGAGGCGTGCGGCTGCACATTCGCGACCACCGGGGTAAGCGCAAACAACTGCACTGACTACTTGGCGTCTGGTTTCTAGCACTAAGCGCTTCATGTTCTCGTTTCCCTCCTTGGCTAGCCGCACTACTGTGCAACCTCGCCGTCTTTGATCCCGAGCAAAACCGCTGCCCGGTGTGCCTCGCCTCGACGACCTTTCTTGCGTCCATTGAGTAGATCACTGACCAAATTTTTGTTCAGACCATGTTCGCGGCTGAACTCCGCGATGCTTTTTCCCCGTCGGTCAAGAGCTGCACGGGCTTGCTCGGGGGTTAGAAGGACATGCATAGTGTTCAACCGTGTTTAATCGTGTTCGACGGTGAGGATTCTTGGGCAGAAATCTGTTCAAGTCAACTGGTATTGATCAAAAAAGTGCTCATTTTAAATGGAGTAGGTGAACGCCTACGTGAAGAAAGGGATCGGTTGGGTTTGAATCAGACCGATTTTGGTATTGCTGCTGGCGTTAGCCGAGGAACGCAGAAGGCGTATGAACTTGAGTCAAGTTCGCCTGATGTGCGCTACTTGGCTGCTTTGCAGGGGATGTCTGTGGATGTTCATTTCGTCCTCACTGGCAGTCGGCATTCCATTGATGCCGCTAGCCTCAACGAGGAGGAGTTGCTGGTTCTCGAACAGTTTCGCTCTCTCCCGGAGCACGACCGCGCGTCCGTGAAAAGGCTCACTGGCGCTCTCGTAGATACTGTGCGAGTGAAGCTGTAATCTGAGGACCCAACATGGCGCAAAACGCGGAATTCAACGGCGTCAGTCCGTTCATAAGAAATAAGCAGAAGCCCGGCCATTCAGCCGGGCTTTTAGTTTTCTCTGCCAGAGAACGTGACTTTGTTGGCAAAATTCTCGCTGCCGTGTACTGTATGTGCATACAGTACTTGCGTATGGAGTTTGCGCATGTTGTCGATACGGAAGGTGGAAAGCAGTCCCGCCCAAGAACAGTCAAATTCACGCCGATACATTTCTCGAAAAGAGCGTGTATTGCTTCGATGGTTCCGCCGCTTAGGGAAAGAGGATCGTGCTCATGTCCTGCGTTTTGTGTCGGCAATGGCCATAACAAAGCTGCCACTCAAATGACTTTTCATGGATGAACGGAGGCGCCCTAGGGCGTCTTTTTCATGTCTGGGCGTTTTGAATTCTCCTCCATTCCCTTTCTGTCGCCCGTTTCGCCGTCTTCTCACTTGCGTACAACCACTGCAACCGCTTGGGCTTCGTCTGATCGCCCGCCGTCACTGACTTTTCCTTTCCTGTCTTATCTTCTCGGTAGTAGGCGATGATGCCGGTGTAATCCCCTTTATTTTCCTCGGCCAGGTCCTCCACCGTGTCCTCGGGCAGTTTGCTCTCCAGGTCCAGGCTCATGGTGTAACCGTTGTCTGCGCTGAGGCTGTGTTGCACGTTGCCTCCGTACCAGATGATTTCATCAATCTCGGCCTTCACGCCCTGGAGCGTGTAGGTCAACTCCGGGATCAGGTCCGGTCGACCTCGAGCAAGGATGTAGCTCAGGGTGGCGCTGCCTCGTTGCAGGCGATTGAACTCGGCTCGAGCTGCACGCAGGGCTGACTGCTGATCGCTGTAGGTATGGCGCAGGTCCTTGAGGTTCTCGCCGCCACCGGCAATTGCTTCCTGTTTTTTGGCGCTGTTCACGTCGTAGTAATAGGCGCGCACACCGTCGTAACTGTCGCGATCGGCTTGCAGGTACCGGTGCTGGTCGCCGTCGACGCGGGTCAAGGTGATGTGGGGCAGTGCCATGCCGCTGACCGTCTTGCCACCGCCGGCTGGCATGCACAGCAGGCATCCCGCTTTTACTGTTGCCACGGCATCAAACTCTTCTCCCAGTCGACTGATCAGATTTGCATCTGACTCGTTGGCCTGATCGAGTTGCAGGATGGGCAGATTACCCAGGGCTTCGGCGATCGTTGCCGTGAGCCCATTGCTGCCTGCAATAGCGATCAACACCTTGCCCAGTGTCGTGTTGCTCCAACTGCGCTCGCGTTTAGTCTTGAGGCCTTTGCGAAGGTCCGCCGATCGTGCGCGAATGCTGAGCACGTCAGGTGCACCGCTGTGTTCGGTTTCGTCGACGGTGTAGGTGCCTTTGTCGACCAGGCCGGTATCACTCCAGCCCAACCACAACCGCAGAACAGCGCCCTTGGGTGGAATGGCCAGCAGGCCGTCGTGGTCGGAGAGTGTGATGCTGAGCTGGTCGGCCTCGATGCCGCGATTGTCGGTCAGCTCAAGGCTCATCAGCCGGGGACTGATCAACTGCGCGATGTCATTGCCGTCGACGGTCAGGCGGAACGCCGGTACCGGATAGGCGGCATCACGGCGAATCTGTTCCAGGGCGTTGGTCACGTAGCCCGTCACTCGGGCAATCGCGGCATCGATCACAGCAGCCCCCTCAGAATGTTCACCCCAGCGCCGGTGCTTGCGCCGACCAGATCCACGCGACCATCGTCGACGCGCTTCAGGTTCAGGTTGAATTCGATTCGTCGCGCGGCACCGTTGGGAAAAAAGATCGTCCTGGTCTCTGTCAGGTTGTCGATCACCCAGAGTCCGCACAACCGGCCAGTGCCTTCGACCATCGGCCAGGCCTTGCCGGTGTCAGCCATTTGGCGCAACGCATCCAAGCTCAAAACGGTACCGGCCAACTCCGGAAAAATGATGCCGGGGAGGGTGACGGCATCTTCCCCCCTGCCCAGAAACTGACGGGCAGGGTTGGTGCCGATGCGACTGCTGCCAGGGTGACGCCATTCCGTCTGGCGCTGCATCTCCTGATAGGCAGCCGTGTGCAGGCTAAAAACGAACATGCCAAGGGCGAGCATCATGCGGGTTACTCCTGGTCAGATAGTTGGCTGCGCTGGCGGGCGGACTTTTCCCGATCGATCCGGGTCAGCTCGGCACGCACGGCACGGGCAACGGCCTGGTCATCCATGCCCGGGGCGGAGTGAATGTTGATTTCGTAGTGGTCGTGGCTGTCGTAGGTCACGGCGGCTTGTGGCGCGACAGGGGCTCGGTTGTCGATCTCAATCGCTGGAGCTGCAGCCGGCCCCATGGCCATGACGGGCGCTGCGAGGCTGCCCAATGCCATGGCACCGGCGGCCGTGAACTGTTTGCCAAGCTTCGCGACAGCATCAAGCGGCCCTTGCTCGCTGGATTGCAGCCCTTGCGTCAGGCCCGCTATCGTGAAGCCGCCGAGTTCGGCAAAGACCCGCGATGGGCTGTGGATGCCGAGTTTTTCCTTGAACCAGTCGATGGTAGAACCACCGATCGAGGTGATGGCCTCCTTGATTTGTCCGGCCCCGGCCAACAATCCGTTGACCAGACCGTTGACGATCATGTTGCCGAACTCGGTGAAGCGCGTCGGCAGATCCACACCCAAGTAGCTCAGCACTCCAGCAAAGGCTTGGTAGATCAACCCAATCGGACTGAAGTTGGCCAGAGTGGTGAGAATGCCGCCGATGCCGCCACTGAAGCCGGCCTTGATCTCAGTCCAGGCATTGGCAAAGTACAGTTTCACCTGGTCCCAGTTCTGATAGATGAGGTAGCCGGCACCGGCCAGTGTCGCCACCACGGCGGCGATGGCCAACGCCACAGGATTGGCTGCCAGTCCCCACAGGGCGATGCTGACGGCGCGGAGAGCGGTTACCAGTCCACCGCTGAAAGCCACGGCCAACACTCTCAGCAAGCCCAAGAGAGAGGGGATCTTCAGGCCGATCATGGACAGCGCGAAACGCACGGCGAGGAATGGGCCAAGCACGCCGGCAATACCAAGTGCGACGACACCGAAGCCAGCGGAAAGGGCTGCGATCCCGGCCGCGACTTTCAACAGGCTCGAAACGAGCGTGGGGTTTTGAGCGGCCCAGGTGTTCACCCGCTCAATGATGCGGTTGAAGCCGTCGACCAGTTCGATGATTGTCGGTCGCAGCGTTTCGCCCAGGGCACTGCTGAGGTTGAACAGACGGTTTTGGCTCATCTGCCAGCGGGCGGACAACTGCTCGCCTTTGATGTCGCCTTCGCGCTGCATCGACCCGCTGCCCTTGGTGCTGTTGACCAGTTCGAGCTGGCGACGGTATTCGCCGATATTGGCGGCAAGCTTCGCCGCGTCGTCGCCGTATTCCTTGCCGAATAGCTGAGTCATAACACCAAGTTGATCGGCCTTGGGTAACTTGCTTACCGCATCGAGTACCTTCTGAATGGTACCGGTCGCATCCTTGGCCATGCCCGCTTGCACGGCTTTCGCCTCGAGCCCAACTGCCGCCAGTCCTTGTTGAAACCGCTTCGGCTGCTGCGTCGCAATCGCCAGTTCACGGATCATGGCGTTGGTGGCCGTACCCGCGATTTCCGCCGAAGCACCCAAGGTCAAGAAGGTGGAGCCCAGCGCCGCAGCATCCTTGAACGACATGCCCACCGAGGCCGTGATGCCGGCGGTGCGCTGCATCACTTCAATGATGTCGGCCCCTTTGGACATGGAGTTGTCGTCAAGGAAGTTGATGGCGTCACCGAGCTGGCTGACGTTCTTGATCGGCAGTTTGTAGAGCTGGGCGATACGCGCCAGGCTCTCACCGACCTGATCAGCGGGTATCTCGAAAGCCGTGGCAGCAGTCGCCGCGACGCGGGCGAACTCGAGCAAGTTGTCCTTGCCCTGAATTCCCATCCGCGCACCGCCCTCAACGAGTGCAGCGATGTCGGTGGTGGCCATGGGAATGCTTTCGCCCATCTTTTTGATGGCCGCACCCATGTCGTAATAGGTCTGGGTGAGTTTGCCGTTGTCGTCGCGGGCACCGTCAACTTGCTTGGCGACACCGGCCATGGCGTCTTCGAAGCTCGAATAGTTTTTCACCATCGCCAGAATTGGCA